GGGTATACATCGTATTATCTGAATATATCGGTTAATGGTTATAGTATTATGTAAACTTGTTATACTCTTCCATTAATTTACTTTTCCAACTCCAATATTCACCAACTAATTTTATGCAACTTTTATGTGAATAGAAATTAATCTTTTTATCGTAAACTTGAAACATTCCAATTAAAACGCTAATTCCTGCTGGTTTCATTCTAGTAATTTCACGCTTAATTATTTTAATTTCATTTTCACATTCTTGTCGAATAGTCATTTGATATCCTCCAAAATTGAATTATTTACTACTATTTAAGTATAGCAAAATACCGCCGATTTGTCAACACAAATTCGACGGTATTCTACATTAATTAAATTGTGTCTTGTGTAATTCTAATCAAATTTACCATCGGTATAATTTTGGGAAAATTAACATCAGCTGTTTTATTAACGAAAAGTTTAGCACCGTTAACAACTGGTGCAATTTCTGTAATGCTTATGTCGGTCTTTATTTCACCATCGGTATCAATATAAGTTATAATCATTTTATTTCCTCCTTGTATCGTCTATACATATTTTTAACATTTCTCATAGTTTCATCATTCGAACCCTGTTTTAGAAAGTAATTTATAATTTCTAAATAACAACGTTCTTTCCTTGGGAAACGTGGGTCAACTATCATTTTACTTGCAATAAAGCCTTTATAAGTAGTTTTGTCTTTATAATTCATTAAACAAAATTCGTAAAAGCTTAACATATTAAGAACCTCACAATCCAAGTATTTTTTTTAACACTTTAATTACATATTCACTTTCAACTTTACCGCCCGCAATTAAATTTCGATACCAGTAATCTGGTGAAACAATAGCACCTTTTTTTATTAATGCTTGTACTATAGAATCGGTCACGGAATCATTGTCATTAGGGATAACAATATTTAATCGACCAAACATATTAAAATTGTCAATGTCCCCAATTATAACCCCTGCTTTTGTTCCATGTGCTTCGATAACCGTTCCATTTCCATTAAAAATTCCAACGTGTTCAAATTCACCATTTAATTTTATGAAAACTAAATCACCTTCTTTTAATTGTTGGTAGCCTATAGGTGTACACATTTTAAATAAGCCGTCGGCGGTTACATCGTCTTTATAGTTAGTCAGCGTTCTTAATCCTGCCACTATTAAACCACTACAATCAAAACATTGTTTTCCTAACCACTTGTTAGCGTTCGTTCCATCACTTAAAACGTAATGCCTTAAACCATTTTCACCGATTAAACTAGTTAATAATTTTTGTGTCAGAACTTCACCATTAGCACCCCAAACATAACCGCACCCTACTTTACTTCTTGCAAACTCCAATAATTTACTCATTTGTTAACCTCCTTTTAATGACAGTATAACCAAATTGAAAATGGTATACAAAGTAATGATATAGTTACTATAAAAGCTTTTGTTGCAATTAAAAAATGATGAAAAATTTCCATTTTTGAAGGTTTATAATATCTCAATGCCGTTAACCTCCTTGTATAGTTCGCAAATACATTTTGTTTCATCTTTCCTATAAAACATATTACAATTATTGCACCATGTAAATTTCATTTGTTCGTATTGGTTCAGATTGTCATATTCTAATTCAGTTATAAAGAACTTTAACGTCATGATGCTTTTACCTCCTTTTCCTCATATGTAATATTTGAACATTTACCGTCGTTAAATTCAGCAACGGTATTTCTTTCTTTATATAAATATGTCAATCTCTCAATTGTCAGAGTATTAGCAAAAATTTTTGCAAATGTTTCATTTTGTTTAGACATTCGACACCTCCAAAATATTTTATATCTAATTATAGCATATTTTGTCGATTCTTACAATGTGTTTTTAATGGTTTCGATAACTACATTTTTTGTTTTGATAGAATCAAAACACACATTTCCCATTTTAAACGCTTTTATAAATGTCGAAAATATAACGCTTTTACTAGCACCTTTTAATAACATTGTATTCGGTTTGTGATTTTCTAACATAGTTGTGTAAACTAATTTATATGAGGGGTCATATTTTCGGGTAACATACATTTTACCTTCTATATCCGAAATCCATACACCGTAAAATTCCGATTCCGATTTTATAGTGAAGAAATAACGTAATTCTTTTGGTTTTTCATCAACTATAAAATCGTTGGTATCTCTTAAAAATGTATTTTCAATCGAGAAGTCTCCATAATCCGTACCAGTTATTAATTTTCCGAATCTGGTATTTTTCTTCTTGTCTATAAAATCAGCGTTGTTAACTAACTGAATTAAAATTTCACCAGTCTTTAAAATACCTTTTTTATTCAATGGTTTATTTACATTGAAATATAAAAAGTAAGGGTTCGTAAATGTGATAGCGTTAGCAAGAAAAAAAGCACCTTTGACATTTTCCCTCATTCTCATTACAGTTTCGTAAAGGTCGAGAAATACTTCAACTTCTTTTTTCAAGTAATACGATGAACCCTTGTCAATAATAAATTCATCATAAATTATTTTGTTAACCATCGGATAACTTGAAGATTTCTTTTTTGCACTTATTGAAAGTGAAATAGCGTACCCCATAACTTCAAATTCTAAATCTTCCTTTTCCTTTCCTGCCCCTTCTCTATCAACATAAAATTTATAAGATTTATAATCGAATACCGCATTAGGAAATTCGTTTTTTATGTCAGAGAAAAAAGCCGTTTTAAAATCGTCAAGTTCGGAATCGAAACGGCGAACCCAAACGAATTGAGAACCATTATTTAAAAAATCAGAAATGCACCATTTTTTAGCACCGTAAGATTTTCCGCTACCACGATTCCCAACTATAAAATTAAATAGTGCGTTATAACTTAGAGTTTCTTTAATATCGTAGAACATAAATTTCCTCCTAGAATAGGAAATAGCCTAGTACACAAAACGGCTACCATACCGAATTCCTCTTTACACGCTTTTACACGTTGGTTGTAAAAAGTTAATGTGTTTACTAAGCTACTCCATAAGTCTATACTATCATATTTTTATGGTAAAGTCAATGTCTTTTAGTATTACACCGCCTTTTACCCTCTTATGTTGTAGCTTTCCAGAAACTACAAGACCATTTTTAAAAGTATCAAATGTTATATTTTTATGCAGTGATGTTGGTAGTCCAGCACATGCAATATGTGTTTGTTCATACTCGTTAGTTAACGGATTATGTTCCCATTTTCCTTTATTTTCGTCGCTTAGTTTGTCCCACTCTTCGAATGTCAGGTACATATTTTCAATATAACTTTTTGCCCTTAGAAACTTTGCCTTGTTAAACTTTCCCTCGTATTTCCAGTAACCTAGTTCGGCACTATCAACCTTTAAATTTGTTGGAATTTCTTCACCTAATAAATGTTGGCTATCGGTATCTGCATATAGAAAACGCTCGTAATTCTTTTGACATGATTCTATAGTTGTTTTTCTAGCATACGCAGTAACGAAACTAGCAACTGGAATATATATTGGTTCTCTTTCGTCAGAATCTCCTTCTAAATAATGGACTAGTTCGCCGTCGAACGTTGGGAACTTTGATTTTACAACAGGATTTAAACCGAATTTACCATAAAGAGCATTTAACATAAGCTTTGCAAGGGTTCTAAGTCCTTCGTTGCCGTCGATGGTGGCTTGTATTTTTATCTTTGTCCATTTGTCAATGTACTCTTTAAATAATGTGTTTGTAGCCTTGAATTTCCAACCATTGAACCATTCAATATTATAAACGTCGTAATGCTCGAAAAATTGTTCAATGTCAATATTTGTTAAACATAAAGTAACGTCTAAACCATTTGAGCTGCTTACATATTCCGTTGGTTGGAATCCTAAATTTTTCTTAATTTGCAGTGTTGGCAAATGTCCCTTTTTTAACTCGAAATTACATCGGAACATTTGAATATAAAGTGAGTATAGTTCATCGGTTTTATATTTTCCTTGGTATGCTATAGGTTCGCCATATGGCAACATACATTCATACATAACCCATGGATAAAGACTATTGATATCTAATACTATACCATTTTTAACTTCTTTGTTTTGGTATTTAGGGTTCGCATACACGAACCCACCTTTGTAACTTTGTCTTAATTCTTTGTCAATTGAATTTAGTTTTGGGAACAACTTGTCAAATCTCTTAGTTCCCATTATTTTGCGATAGTCATAAAAAGCGTTGCTTGCCTGTGTCATTTTATTTAAGTTTTGGTTAAAGAAATATTTTAAAGCTTTTCCAACAATTTCAACGTCATTTTGAACATAATCTATTTCATCAACAGTGGGAATATAATCCGTTCCACGTTCTAAAATATAATCAATTTCACCTTTCTTTTGTTCGATGTTAAAAGCCTTGGATATCTTTTTTACTGGTAATGGAATTATTTTTAAACTATCGTAAATGTAATAATTTTTGTCATTATGACATATATTAATAACGTAGAATACACCCATGTTACTAATGAGAGTTGAAAATTCGCCGTTTTCAACTTTTAATTCTTTTGTGTGTTTAAATCCGTTTCTAAATAAATAATAAAATATGAATTCACCGTCAAATTTTAAATTATGAAAATAAAATTTCGAGTTTGATGGTAATTGAAAAAAATATTCAAAAAAGCTTTCGATATTATTTCCATTTAAAAATTTACTGTTTTCTAAGTTATATAAACCCCATAGCCATACCCTGCAATCTTCTTCTTTTGTTGTTGTTTCAAAGTCACCGACAAAACAATTTTTCACAAATTATTCGTCCTCTTCCATATTCATTTTATAATCGTTGGCTATTGACCATTCTTTTTTAATATACTTAATTCGGGTCAATAGTTCTTGTGGTTCATAAATAAAATCAATTGATAGCAGGGGATTATTTACGGAATATTCGTAAAACTCTTTAGGGTCTATATTCTCAATTAACTTTCTTATTTCTTCCCCTTGTGAACCTAAATGTTCATCAACTGCCTTTAAATAATTTTCTTTGTATCTATCTAGTAATTCATCTTTAAAAGTTGCTTTTACTTGATTTTCAAGACTTTCAACCATCTTTTCCCACTCTTTAGCGGTCTTGTTTTCATTGTAAATTTTAGGTCTTAAATTCTGATTTTCAATTTGCCCCATATTTCCTTGTGTTACATCAATATTAAGGTTCTTTCGTTCAATTGCTTTTTTAATGTTTGCTATACGGTGTAAATTTTTAACTTCTTTTATATGCCATTTGCTAAAAGTTAAACCTCCATCAGTAACTTTTATTTCCTCTGCACCTTTTTCCGAAAAGCGTTTAATTGAATTTATTTCCCTGTTTAAATCTTGTCTAGTTGCAATTTTAGTTTTTAATTTTTTAACGCTTAATTTTTCTGGTATGTATTCCGTTAACCATGGTTTAGTGTCGATAATGTATTTTAACTTTGCATTAAAATTCTTTACCGCCTTGGCTAATTGCTTGTTTTGGTTATCGTTCCATGAAATTTTACTTCTTTTAGACATTTAAAAACACCGCCTGTATTTTTACAAATTGTTTTAAAACCTCTTTTTTCAATGTTTGAATACAGTATAAAATCAAAATAGTCGTTATTCTGTAAATCTATGTTATATCTCGATGTCAACTTGTAAGATAGTTCAGTTCTATTTTTTAAGTAATTCGACATAAATTTACTATGATATAATTCCGATGAAAAATAATACACAAAATTTTCAGTTTCGAAATTATATACGCTTTCATCTATATTATAGTATATTTTGTTTGACACTTTAGCACCTCCATTATCCTATGTATTAAATATGGCACTGTATATAAAATACAGTGCCATATATTATAAGTAAGAACTATTTTACAAGTTCGAGAGTCAACATTTTCTTTTCCGCTTTAGTTACTTGTTTAACCATCATTTTTACTGGTTCATTCCAAGTAGGTTCACCGAAAAGCTTCATTATCTTTTTAAGACCAGAAAACACACCGATTGAAACACAAGCGTAGCTTTTACCATCTTTATCAATAATTATGATTCTTGGAGCGTGGACAAGTTGTCCAGTAGCTTCTTGAAGAAGTTCAACAATTTCAACTATAACGTCTTTGGCTTCGATTGTCATGTTGATAAAATCCGCTAATCTTGCATCAGGTGTATTAATTGCGTTGTAAAGGTCAATTCTTCCCTCTTTTGTTGTTGGCTTTAGGCTATAAAAAGAACCTAAATCCATTTGTTTCATTAAGTTATTGTCGTAATCATCAACGACGATAGCTTGTGTAGCAGGGCCAACAACGGCAACCGCTTTTGTTTCTTGAACTGGTGTAGCAACCTCAACATTTTCAACAACTTCATTTTTAACTTTAGACATAATAATCACTTTTCCTCTCGTATTTTAGATTTTATTTTTATTGCAAAATTTACAGTTTTAACGGTGTTTAAATTAGTTCTGAGTTTCTGGTGCTTTTTCCGTTGGTGCTAAAAATTCATCAACTGGCTTTACTTTTGGAACTACAATCGTTGAATTTTTAATGAAGAAATCAACAGTCATTTCTCTTAATGTTTCGGTTTCGATAATGTCAACAATGAAATTTGTTTTACCTCTTTCTTTAATAAACTTGATGGCAATTTTTTCTTTTGTTAACTTAGTGTCGATAACCTCACTTTTCAAAACTTCATTTGTTACTGCATCAGTGATAGTAACTTCATAAAGCTTAAAAGTTCTTGAAATAGTTTTTTCCATCGTGCACTCTCCTTTCGTATAGATTCAATTTGTTTACTCTCTTAGTATATCAAACTTTTCGACATTATGCAAGATTTATTTTAAAATTTTTGTCACATTTTATCGAGAAAAAAGTGATAAAAATAGTAACTTTATTATGTATAAAAAATGGAAAAATCGTGATATAATTAATGTATAAGGAGGTGTTAAAAATATGACACTACAAGAATTGTTGCAAAAACTTGTCGAAACCGAAGACCAAATGGAACGAATGACATTAGTTGAAGCAAACCAAGAACTAATGGACACAACACCAGTGACAACAACCGACGGCGAAGACTACAAGGCGAAATATGAGGAATTGAAACAAAAGTATATTTCAACTTTCTTTGCACCAAAGGGCGAAGAAGTGCCACCAGTTGAAGAAACAACAGAACCAACAGAACCCGAAGAGAGTTCGAAAACAATTGATGAAGTTTTAGCAGGGAAATAAAACGTATTAATTAAGTAGAAACACATTACAAATTTTAAGGAGGTAGCCACAATGGCAGATTTTAAAAGTTCAGATTTATTAAATGCAATAAGAACCGAAGCTTCACAATCTTACAGGGATAGAGTCCCAACCGCTACACAAGAAACGCTTGCACAAATTGGAACGGCTATTTTTAACCACGATGAAACTAGAAATGAGTTTGCAAGTGCGTTACTAAATAGAATCGGTCTAACGGTTGTAAAAAATAAGCTATTCGAGAACCCTTTGAGAGAGTTTAAAAAAGGGATGCTCGAATATGGAAAAGATATCGAGGAAATTTTTGTTGATATCATAAAAGCGGATTCTTTCGACCCTTCCTTGGCAGAAAGTGAACTTTATAAAAGGGTTATTCCTTCAATAGCAACCGTATTTCACAGAATAAACCGTCAGGACATGTATAAAACTACAGTTCAGAGAAACACTTTAAAGCAAGCGTTTTTAAGTGAAAATAGTTTGATGAACCTAGTTGACAACATAATTCAGTCAATGTATACGTCCGATAATTTCGACGAATTCTTGATGATGAAAGGTTTAGTTTTTAAATACGGAGTTGAAGGAAAATTTTTCATGCAAGCCGTAACACCAGTAACCGACGAAGCAACGGCGAAACTTGCATTATCTAAGATAAAGGAAATTTCAAACAACTTAACATTCCTTTCTAAAGATTATAATTTTGCAGGAATCAACACACACACCGTAAAAGAAGACCAAATAGTATTAATTAATACTAAATTTGATGCCCTAGTTGACGTTGAAGTTCTTGCATCGGCTTTTAACATGGACAAGGCTAATTTCATTGGTAGAAGGGTTCTAGTTGATGATTTTGGAGGACTTGAAAACGTTCTTTGTGCTATTGTAGACAAGGATTGGTTCATGGTTTACGATAACGAAATAATTTCTGAACAAGCATACAACCAACAGGGATTATATTACAATTACTTTTTACACCACTGGCAAACATTAAGCGTTTCACCGTTTGCAAATGCCGTTTTATTTGTAACCGTTGCCCCTGTATTAACTGCAATAGACCTTTACCCTGCTACTGCAAACACTGTAAAAGGTGGTGCGGTTCAATTAATAGTTGAAGCAACAGGAACAGGAAACCCAAGTTCCAAAGTAGTTTATACACACGATGGAACAGATACACATATTTCATCGACTGGCTTAATGGTTATTGGTAAAAATGAAACCGTTGGAACTATAACCGTAACCGCTACAAGTGTTATTGATGAAGATATCGACGATACGGCAACAATAACAGTAACCGACATTCCAGTAATTCCATAAGAGGTGAAAAATTATGTTTAACCCGACAACAGTAATTAAATTACTAGCAAATGTTAATATTGATAATGAGTACACGAATACGTTTTCGTTTGCTAGTTTGTCGGCACAAACGAGCTTCTTTAGTGGTAAAGCCGTTCGAACTACAAACGATGTTACATACCAGAGAAAAGAAAAAACATTCCGAATAGGTGTAAATATAGAATCATTGTGGAATTGTTCTTATTTAATGTTTCAAAATACTAATTTTGGTTCAAAATGGTTTTATGGTTTTATCTTAGATATGAAATATATCAATGATGCAGTGACCGAAATTATATTTGAAATTGATGCTATACAAACATGGTATTTTGATATTAGTTATGGTAATTGCTATATTGAAAGGGAACACGTAAACAATGATTTAATAGGTGAACACCTACTAGAAGAAAATTTAAACGTCGGCGAATATATGAACGTTGGTAATCATAAAGTAACAGAACTTGAAGACCTTGCTATTGTTTGGACAACTACAAAGGATATATCTGGCGATAATACCGAGGGTCAAATTGTAACGGGAACTTATTCTGGTGCTAAATATTACGCAACTTCTATTCCCGATTTACTTAATGCTTTTTTAAATTCAATGTCGGGGTCAGGTTATGCCGATGCAATTACAAGTGTTTTTATGATGCCGTCGGCACTTATTGACAACTTAGATTCACCAGTTGAATTGGACATGCCAACAGGAAAAGAAATAAATTTATCCTATGATAAAAACCTAACTACTTTAGATGATTATACCCCAAGGAATAATAAATTGTTTGTTTATCCTTATAACTTTTTACAGATATCAAACAATCACGGGGACGTTTTAAATTTAAAGTATGAATTTTCAGATTCGGAAACAATGGACTTTTTTATTACGTCCGATGTTTCCCCTGCCCCTACTGTATTTTTAACACCTATGAATTATAGAAGTTTACTTTTATCATGGGAAGATTCAATAAAACTTAATGGCTACCCAATTTGTAATTGGACAACAGATTTATATAAAAATTGGTTGGCACAAAATGCCGTTTCTAATGCCGTTGGTGTTGGTGGTAGTGCGTTAGCCTTGGCGGGTGGAATTGCAACTGGAAACCCCTTGGCAATTGGTAGCGGTGCATTAGGTGTAGCAGGGTCAATAGGTACATTTTACGAAAAGTCATTGCAACCAAATCAATTAAAAGGTTCGTCAAGTGGTAGTGCCAACGTATCGGCAGGAATTCAAAATTTTAGCTTCTATTACAAATGTGTTAGAAAAGAATTTGCACAAATGATAGATAATTATTTTGATAGGTTCGGTTACAAAGTAAACCGTTTAAAAACACCTAACTTTCTAAGTCGTGAAAATTGGAATTATTTAAAATGTTTTGAAGTAAACATATTCGGCAACATTCCAAACAATGATTTAAAAAAGATTCATAATGCTTTTAAAAATGGAATAACGTTTTGGCACAATGATAATGTCGGAGATTATAACCGAAGCAATGCAATTGGTGGCGGTGGCGGTGTTGGTTAAAATTAAATGTTTCACGTGAAACAATTTTAATGTTCCACGTGAAACAATTAAAAAGGAGGTGACACAATGGCAAAAAATATAAATGATAATTGCGTTGGAACGTGGGTCGAAATATTCAACATCTTTAAAGAACTTTTTATAGCTTCTTTTAGATGGGAAGGTTTACCCGAATCAATAAATCAACGATTCTTAGAACTTGCATTATTCGAAAATGGCAGGGCAGTATTTTTTAAAGATGATATCCTTGGACATTTAGGGTTAAAGGTAGCGAATGCAGGGGAATTAAATGTGTATTCCGAACCGTCAAGAATTCGTGCTTTTGGTGGAAATGGGAACTATCAAAAAGAATTAACAAATGATAAAGATAGTGTAATTATATACAATAACTTTGTCAGAGATACCCCACACACTAGAATAATGACGTTTGCAAAAAGAATATACAACATTGAAAGAACTATTGATATAAATATCCACGCACAACGGACACCATTCTTAATTAAAACTAGCAAGAAACAAGAATTCACCGTTAGAAATTTATATCAAAAATACAATGAGTTTGAACCCTTAATAGTTGTTGATGATGATATGGACATGTCAAAGCTTGGAGTAATACAAACTAATGCTCCATTTATAGCCGATAAACTGGAAGAACAAAAAAGAAAGTTATGGAATGAGTGTCTTTCTTACATAGGAATTGAAAATAATTTTAGTGAGAAAAACGAACGGTTAACACAAAATGAGGTTATGATATCGAACGGTTTGGCTATAGCTTGCAGAAACTCAAAACTCCAATCAAGACAAAAAGCCGTTGAAAAAATTAATAAAATGTTTGGTTTACAAATTGAAGTTGATATAAATAACTTGTCAATTCTCGAAATTGAAGCCAACAACGCAACGAATGAAGGCGGTGACGTTATCAATGAGTAAATACTCAACAGAACTACACTTTATGTTAGAAATGGGTTATGATTTAGGATTAAAGGATTATCCAATATTCAACGAAGAGTATAGAACAAAGTTGAATAATAAAATTACTAATCATTATCATTTTCACGAAATAGGTTTTGAAACCGTTGAAAGATTCAAGTTTTATTTGAATAACAAAATGAATGAAATAATGCCTTATTACAATCAATTGTATTTAAGCGAATTACTAGCAATAAATCCTTTACTTTCATTTCAACGCAATAATAGTTTAACTAAGACGGTCGGAACTACAACAAATGAAGACCTTCATAATTCAATAGTAAAAGCCGTTGATAGTACATTAGTAAAAGCCGTTGATAATACCATGGTAAAAGATTTAGATACAACAGATGTTAAAACAAAGGGTGACACTTCACATTCAACGTCGGTAAATGTTAGCGGAATTGATAGTGTATCAACTGGAAAACTTGACGAAACCAGAACCGACACCACACACGAAGCAAACGACACAACAACGCACTTGACAAAAACAAACGATGCAAATAATTCAAACACAAGCAAAGACGTTTTCAGCGATACACCACAAGCATTATTGACGGACACCGACATTGTAACTAATAAATATGCAACAACGGCACATATTGTAAACAATGGAAATGTAGTTGATGAATCCGAAATTGTAACAAATGAAGATAATACTGTTATGGATTCATCAAAAACAAGTATAGTTGAAAATACAACGTCAGGAACTAGTAACACCGATTCCACAAGCACAACGACAAACGACGGAACACTTGCAACAACAGAAAACGCAACAGGAACTTTAAACGATACCACGACAAATAACACCAATGAAACAACAACGGACAACATCGACGAAACACAAGCAATAACGGGAGATAACACAATCACCGTTTCACAAAATGAAACAAATGTTATAACAGAAAATGGTTTTGAAATTCCTTTATCAGATTTAGTATTAAAATATCGTGACACATTTATAAATGTGGACATGATGATAATACAAGACCTTAAAGAATTGTTTATGATGATATACTAAGGAGGTGTAAACATGCTAAATAAAATTATTTATAATTGCGGTAAAATTGGTGGTTTTATCTTTGATGGGTCAATGTCTATCTATGAATTAGTTTTAAAAGCAATTGAAAAGGTTAATGAAACCGTTGATTATGTTTTAGGTCTTGAAAAGAAAGTTGATGCAAACTATAAAACACTTGACTCAAAAATTGACAAGAACTATAAAACACTTGACACAAAAATTGATAAAAACTATGTAGACCTAAACACCAGAAAAGAAAACAGTATTGATATTACCACAAAAAGAAAACTTTCTCCATCAGGTGACTTTACAGGAACATTGACAGGATTTACACAAGTAAAGGTTTTTTCAGATATCAACAATGCTCTTTCATTATCACAAACTTTAATTGATATGGTAAACGATAGGGAAAGTATAGGTACAATATACGACGGTGGAAATTATGTTGATACAGAACCGCCAACAATAACAATAGAAGGAGGTTTATATTAATGAGTGCCGATAGTGCAATATGTGTTGAAAGACATAAAAATATTAGCGAAAGATTCAAAAGGAATGAGGACATGATGGTAGAACAAGAAACAAAAATTGAAACCCTCACTATTACGTCAACAACGCTATATATTCAACTTGGTTTACTCATTAAAATATTAACATGGTTTGTTGGTCTTGTTGGAACTGGTTTTGGTGCAATTTGTGTTTATGGTTTACAAAAATACTTCTTTAAATGAGGTGTAAAATGTGGAAAAATGTAAGAAAAATAATTGCCTTGATGGTAACTGGTGCTTACATAATTTTTACAGGGTATGAAGTTTATAAAACTAATGCAGTGTCAAATAATTTTTATTCGGTAACATCTTTAGTTCTTGGATTTTATTTTATAACACGTGCAAACGAAAA